CAACCTCTGGGCACTTGTTCCGCGGCAACGGAGTGGTTTACCTATTTTTCCCCGCATTAGGGCGTGCGACGCCGTACTGGGTACGCTCGATTTACTCGGATTCAGAGTTATCCATCCCGGTTACCCGGCCCCGCTGATCAGGCGGGGTGTTGACAGGCGAAGGGCACTGAGGCACGCGGCGAGAAGGCCGCGCAAACCCAGGAGGCACCTTACGCGTTGGCCCAATTACAGGGCCGCGGGGAGGATTGATTCCCCGCCAACATTTACTCAATCACAGGACACTAAGGGGACTGGGGGTGGGCCGAGCGATGGGCTCGCCGCTTGGCCGTGCGCACACTTGCATCAGCACCCACCCCATGAAGAACCCCACACACACACAAACGACGAACACCGAGATCACCACGGGGGGGCGGTGATTTGAGGCAGACCGTAATTCAGCGACGCTTGCGCCGTGAGCGAGGCTGAGATCTGCGTGAGAACGATGACCACACCAGCCACCGACGGGAGGATGCCCGAACCGCCAAACGTCAGGGTGTTACCCCCGAGCTGCGTGGCCTGCGAGCAGTTGATGAACCGGATGTAACAGACGTTCTCGACGGAGGTTTGGGCTCCGTTGAAGCCTGGAAAGAAGGGTCCGTTCACTGTGGGAATCCCGTTGATGTTGAACCACGCCGAGCACTCTCCGACCGTTCCCGTGGCGCCGAGGACGGGCGGAGTGTAGGTGCCGGTGTAGTTCGAGCTGCTGTACCAGATGACGGTCAGCTGGAAAACTCCTTGAAGCCAGTCCGGGAGACAGACCGTTGCACCGCCCGCCGTGGGCGTCCAGACGTAACCGTTGCCCGTGGAAGTGGGCGCGGTCACCTGGCTATACAACGGCATGAAGAGACTCCCGTACTGCGTCGTGTTCCCGGTCTGCGTGCCAAGACACTGACCGTTGCTGACGGTGGGGTTCTGGTACCCCCAGGTCGTGGTGCCCCCACCAAAGGGCCCACCCACGAGCTGCTGCTTCTCAAACTCGATGTCGTATGAGACCCAGACCTGCGCGAGGAGGAGATTCGGCGTGGGCACACCCTGCACAATGAGCTGGACATTTCCCAGGTCAAAGGCATTGATGCCCGTGGAGGTGGTGTTGACGCCCGACGTCTCCTGGCGGACGTACAGAAGGTTGTACGGCCGCTTGTCGGGAGCACACTCAACACCAAACATGAGGTCATTGCTAACCTTAGTGGAGACAGCCCCATCGCTGTTCTCCGCCTCCATCATCGAGGCGTACGGCGGGTCGAGGCTTTGGTAGTCGATCGACGCGCCGAAAACGCCAAGAGTGCCGCCCGTGGCGTACTCCGATGCCACGGACACGAGCTCGATCACAATCCCGAGGGGCCGGTACTGCTCATAGCCCTGACCCATCACGGATGAGAGCCAGGGGAAGAGCTTCGGATTCCCGGGGTTGAGGCGATACGAGCTTGCCGAAAAGCCGTTAGCCGTGGGCGGGCTGAAGAGATTGCCCACGAACTCACGCTTCCTCACGCGGATGACATCCCCTGCGCGCGAGAACTGCGCCGACGATGGGGAGTTTTGGACGACGGCGTAGCCGCGCTCGCTACCTGGATGAATGAGCGAGTTGACGGCCACGTTGTAGTCACCGGAACCAGTGAGGCGGCCAGCCAGAGAACCAGCCAGCCGCCCCAGTCCCGGCACTCCCATCGCCTTCCCGATGCGCTGACCGCCCTTCGCCATCGGCCCCATCTTCATCTTGTTGACGGAGTCGGCGAGCTTGTCGATCTTCTGCACCAGGGCCTTCGTCCCTCCGGCGGCGTCGACTGCGGCCTTCACCGCCGCCTTCGCGCGCTGGGACTTGTTCTTCGGCATGGCGTGAGCACACGCAGGGGAAGAAGATCACGATAACCTCCTCTGGGCACGGCAATGTCAATGAAGACCCCGTTCTCAGGAGAGGCTCGTAGTGTGTGTGGTGTGTAGACTAGGATACAACAAGTTGCAGTGCTACTTGAGTGGGCAATGGTACGACTTGGCTGCACGAGAAGATTTGCTAATTATAGTCAGGGACTTCTCACCCACTACGCGAGGTCGATGTCCCACATGTCCCTAAAGGGTGGGAAGTCGACCACGGCGGGCAGCCTAGTAACCTGGGAAAGGAGCGCCTTGAAGTGATCGAGGTCCGCGGGGGTCACGCCGTACCTCCGCTCCACGAAATCCCAGGTGTCGTCCGAGTACTCGTGCCTTCTGCTGACATGAATGCCATGGGGGGGCCTCCCCCCCAACGGTCCCTCTGCAAGTTCCAGAACGCGTTGGAAATACTCCCGCAGAAAGGGCACGTGCCACGAGTCGTCAAGGAGCCCGATCGCCATGGAGCGCAGGGTCTGGTTCCCGTCATTGGACCAGTCGAGATGCCACCCTGCGCGCCCAAGGGCGCGCCCGATCTTCGGACCAAAGACCAGGCCATCTGGCGTGGGATACGCCAGCTTCGAGCAGAAGTCGTGCCGCCACAGGTCCTGAGAGACCTGGTAGTCGTAGACGAAGCCAAACGCAAGGCTCCGCTGGTGGCACTGCTCCGAGTAGGGGGTACGTGGATCCCCCTCAACGACGTGGGCGGCGACGATGGCGAACATATCGTCGCCGCCTCCAGCGAGAGCCATTGAAAGCCCGATGACGCCATTGAGCGCGTGTTGTTGGTCGGCCCAATTGATGATGGTGTCGTCGAGATTCGTGGCATCGTCGCCAGAACCCATCACGTCTGTGGCCACGAAACGCACCCCGTGGCGGGACCTCCCGCTCACGTGACGTAGGTGCGTCGCGGCCTGCTCCTCGATGTCATTGAGGCGCACCCCTTGGAACTTGGTGCGCTTCGCTTGGTCGAGGTGGACGGCCCGTACATGCGCGTCGTAACGCGACCCGTCCCCGGTGACGTAGTACGGCGGCCGTCCATTGATGGTAAGGCGTTCGGTCCACTCCTCCACCCAGGCCCCGAGTTCTTCGGCCGTAGCCTCGGAGTTGATGAGAGCTCCGAGACGGCCGTCGTCCTCCCTCATGGCCAGCACGAGCTCGCGCTGGCACACGTAGGTCATGGGCCCGTAGATGGCGTGGAGCTGGGGGGTGAAAGTGATGATACTCCGCGGATCAGCACCCCCCGGCTTCTCGAAAAAGTCCACCCACGTGAACTCGCGCTTGACGAAGCTGCCCGACTTCAGCCACCAAGAGTTGAGGTAGCCGAGGTCGAACACCTCTTTCCGTCCCGCGATGTTCAGGGGCTGAACACGCCCGACCTGCTTCGCGTTCCACTCCGCGAAGTTGCGCCCGGAAGACACAGGTGGGCGCGCCGCAATGCGCAAAAAGTAGCGCTGCAACGCGGGCGCCCGCCTGATCTCCCGGAACGCCTGCATGACCACGGCGTCGTCAGGCTCGGGCGTTGCGCGGGTCACGCGCGACTCGAGAGCACGGCGCTCGTTCGCGGCAGTACTGGCGTAGTAAGTAGCACTAACGCCAGCCATCGCGACACCCTCACAGTGGAGGGCAGGTCC